AAGGAGGCTGATGTGCTTTCTGATGGATCTTTTAAGGGTTTTGGCTCCACATTCGGAGGAAAGCCAGATTCATATGGAGATGTAGTTAATCAAGGAGCATTTTCCAAGACTATCAAGGAAGGTGGTCGGAGTGGAAATGGGGTTGCTTTACTCTGGCAACATAATGCAGAACAGCCTATTGGTGTTTGGAATCAATTGGAAGAGACTTCCAAGGGATTAAAAGTTCATGGCCAATTAGCTATGAAAACCCAACTGGGGCAGGAGGCATACGAATTATTGAAGATGAAGGCTATCAAAGGATTGTCCATTGGGTTCGACACAAAGGATTTTGAAATTGTGGAATCTAATAAAGGGAAGACACGAACCAGGTATTTGAAGGAGGTTGCTTTATGGGAAATCAGTCTAGTGACTTTTCCTGCTAATACTCGTGCATCAGTAACATCAATAAAAGAAATGAAGACTGAGAGAGATCTTGAAAATTATCTGAGAGAATCAGGAAATCTAACCAAGGCAGCTTCTCAATATTTAGTCAAATTGTGCCGTCCAGCATTAATTGCTATGAGAGATAGTGATGATTCAGGACCAACAATGATGGAGTCCATTTTGGACGGTTTGAAACAAATGAACATTAAATAATTTTAGGAGATAGAAATGCCTGATGTGAATGCTACAAATACACAGACGCAGGAGGAAGTTGTTGCTGATGTGCTTAAAGAAATAAAGACAATTGGTGAGGATTCCAAAGCTAATTATTCTGAGTTAAACAAGGCTCATGCTGAACTGAAAAAGATTGTAGACACATTCGGTGAGAAGAAAGAAGCTGATGCTGTCTTGGTTGAAAAGTATGACAAGATTTCCACTGACATTGCAACTCGTCAGAATGAAATTGATAAGAAGCTGAATTCACGAGTCGATGCAATGGAAATTGCTATGAAGCGACATCGCGGTGGAGTTGAAGCCGGATCTCAGGAAAAGAAAGATGCAAAGGATTTTCAAATCGCTTGTATGTCTGCTAGTCCAAATGGGGTTAGCTTTGATGCGATCAAGACTATGGAAGTAGATGTTCAAGCATATCAGAATTATAAAAGTGCTTTTGATACTTTCCTCCGCACTAAAGGTGATGAGCGACAAATGACTCCTGGCGACTTCAAGAGTTTGTCTGTTGGGGTCGATCCTGATGGTGGTTATACGGTGACTCCTGAGATGAGCTCACGGATTGTTCAACGATTGTTTGAGTCCGATCCTGTTAGACAACTTGCCGGGTCTCAGTCCATTTCTACTCAAGCATTGGAGATGTTAGTTGATGACGGCCAGGCCGGAGTCGGTTGGGAAGCAGAAACAGAAACTGGGGATGAAACAGATACTCCTCAGTTGAACAAGAAGCGCATTCCGGTTCACGTTGCTTATGCCAAGCCTCGTGCTACTCAGACATTACTTGAAGACTCAAGTATCAACGCTGAGACCTGGTTATCAGATCATATCTCCCGAAGGATTGGGCGACAAGAAGCTGCTGCTTTCGTAACTGGTGATGGTGTTGGGAAACCTCGCGGATTTCTCGACTATGCCAATGGTACAGGTTGGGGCCAGATTGAGCAAGTTGCAATGGGCGCTGCCGCAGCACTGACTGTTGATGGTTTTATCTCTGTTAAGTATTCTTTGATTGAAGAGTATTTGAACCGAGGAACCTGGTTGATGAATCGTTCAACTGTTGCAGCTGCAATGAAGTTGAAAGATGGTGAAGGCCGTTATATCTGGAGCCCAGGTTTGGCTACAGATGAGACTTCTACAATTTTGGGTCTTCCGGTTCGAATGAGCACTACAATGCCAGCAGTTGCAGCAGGCGCACTATCTGTAGCTATTGCAGATTGGAGAGATGCTTATTTGATCGTTGATCGTCTTGGGATTACAGTTCAACGCGATCCGTACACAGCAAAGCCTTTTGTTGAGTTCTATACTCGAAAGCGAGTTGGTGGTGATGTTGTAAACTTTCGAGGAATCAAGCTTGGTGTGATTTCAGCATAATTTTTAATACTAAATTAGGAGTAGAAAAATGGCTTTACGTGATGGATATAGTCAATATGGTTTCTTCCAAGCACTGACTCCAAGGAGCGTGCCTGGAACGGCTGTAGCAGGAAATGAAATTGATACAAAGGGATATGAGACAGTGACTTTCGTTGTTAATGTTGGAGCAGCGACTTCAGCTGGCGCTATGAGTACGGATAATCAACATGAATTCATCTTGGCTCACGCTGATGAATCAAGTGTTGCTGATACGGCTTCTACTTTCGCTGCTTGTGCTTCTACAGACATGATTCGTAATGCTTCCGGCGCTGTTACATCCGGCGTTTGGCAATCGGTTGGAAGCTATACTGATTCCAGTACGATGTACCAAATTGGATACAAAGGAAAGAAGCGTTTTGTTCAGCTTCAATTTTCAGGAAATGGCGCACCATCTGCTTTCTCTATGGCAGCGGTCTGTATTCTTGGCAAACCAGCAAATTGGAATGTCAATACTGTTGGTTAATCTTTGTGAGCCTCTCCGGGGGGCTTGCTTTATTCAAGGAGCATAAGAATGGCAGATAAAACTTACAATAATCAAAAGGTGTATCACAAAAGAGGCGGTGACGAGCAAGTCATTGCTTCTGGTGGCCAACAAACCGTTGAATCTGGTGGAAATCAGATCATTGAATCCGGTGGGAAAATCGATATGGAAGCTGGCGCTGAAATGCGTTTCTTCAACGATGAAGATTTTTCTTCTCAACAGATGGCGGCAGCAAACCGGATCTCTAAAGCAACAACAAACACGAATCAAAGTACAGGTGGGACAGTCCTATCTGATGCGGGTGGATCATCCCCTCCCGTTATTCCAAGCACAGTCGGTGTCTATATGATCTCGACTTCCGCAGCTATGACTAATGGATCAGTGAGACTTTACTCCGGTTTAGTTGGACAAAGACTCCATATTCGTTTGACACAAGCAGCGCAAGGTTCCGTTGGTTGTGTTTGGGTAATGGCTTCAGGCGCAGGATTCACCGGAGTTAAGTTGCTTGGATCAACTCGAACAGAACTTTCAGCAATCGCACTTCGTCAATCCGCAGCGAGTTGTGGATGGGTTGATTTGCTTTGCGTGACTGATGGGACTTGGGCCGTTGTTACTACTGGGGGCGATGTGACTGAAAAAGCTTACACGTAAAAAGGAGGCTCATGAAAGTTAAAATGTTAACAACACAATCGGGTTCCCAAAAGGGAATACTAGTTGAGGGGTTTGAGGAAGGTGTTGAGTACGATATTCTTCCAAGATTAGCTGATATCTTTTTGAGGCATGGTTGGGCTGAAGAAGTTTCCAATGAAGTCAAAGCTGCTCCAAAGGTTGAGGATCAGGATGTGCCTCCAGTCCAAAAACCTGAAAAGAAGGCTTTGGCTTCTCCCGCTGAAAATAAAGCGGAAGAAAAAGAAGTCAAAAAACCATTAAGACGCAAAAGGAAGTAATTCATGAGCTTATTTGAGATTCCAGTTCAAGGATCTATTAATCAACGCAAATTAGATCCCAAAGGCAATCGATTTTGGAAAGTGAGTACTGAGCCAGCAGCAGAACCCATTACTACAGCTGTATTCAAGACTTATGCCCGGATTGATGGTGATGCTGAAGACACCTTGATAGATAATATTCTTTTGGGAGTTCGCAGGGCCACTGAACTGTATCTAAATCGGGCTTTAATTACTCAGTCAATTACGCTGACAATGGACTGGTGGCCTGGAGTAGTTGTTAAATTACCCATGCCACCTTTGATTTCTGTAACATCGATTAAAACGGTTGATGAAGACGATACTGGAACTACGTACTCAAGTTCCAGTTATTACGTCCGAACAAATCCAGATCCTGGCCAAATAGTTATTCGGAATGGAGACACGCCTCCGACCAACACGGACAGGTATTATGGGGGATATGAAATTATTTATGTTGCCGGTTATGGTGATGCTGGCACTGACGTTCCCGATCCTGTATTAGTGGCCATGAAACTTTGGGCTACACTGATTTATGAAAACAGGATTCCAATTGCGGAACCGCCCGTTATTGCTAAATCAATGCTAGACTATTACAGAATGTGGTGCATATGACCTGGCTTGCTCCAAGATTAAGAGAAAGGATTCAAATCAGAAAGGCTAGTCAAGATGCCAACGATGATGGAGGCTTTGATCAGACTTATACGACATTACTGACAATCTGGGCTGAGTTAAAAGAAGCTGCTTTCGTAGGAAGGGCAAGTCAGTCCGTTGGAGGAGAACAAGTCAATGAAGCTATTACTCATAATTTTACTATCAGAAGAGTGGCTGTTGATACCTTGGGAACTGCTTTTGCTTCAGCTTTCGATACTGATTATGACAATATTGCTGATCTCACTCCACTGAAAACTAGCTATTATATTTTTGTTCAACGGTCCTCCACGACTAAAGGGAGGCTATTTAGAATCAGGTCTGTTGCAGACGTCAGAGAAAGGAGGGAGTATCTGAAAGTCAGTTGTGAAGAAATAGAGGAACAAGGCACAGGTTATCCTGCGTAGGATTAACCGTTAAAACACTCACTATAAGCTTTTTATCTTATTCGCAGGGGAAAGGCTATATGAGACATAAGAAGCTTATAACGGCTGTTTTAAGGAGGAGCATGAAACTTGCAATTAGACTATCTCCAGAACGTGCAAAAAAGATAGAAGATAAGTTGGGGTTATTACGGGTGACAAAAGGATGCTGCCGATGCGGCCATTGCTTATTCGGGATGCTGGCTGAGATGATGATTCCAATTGGAATGAAAAAGAGAATGAGTTTGATTTTGATTGCTTGCAAGAACTGTGGGAATATATCATTTCATTCTACAGAGATTTTGGGTTTGGATGAGTAAGAAAAAGACAATCCCAATCCAAAGACTGGATGAGGAGTTGGCTCAGATAAGTATCAAGTTCACGGCTATTCCAATCCAAGCAGAAGAGGTTGTTGGTCAATTATTAAGAAATAGCGGAAATGAGATCAGAAATACTATCATCAGAAGCATGTCTGATTCTCCTCCTGATCCAAGTAAGAGATACAAAAGGACTAAAGGCGGCAAATACCACAATCCTTCCTTTCCAGGGAATGCCCCAAGAAGGGATAGTGGGAGGTTGGTTGCTTCCATCCAGTCAGTTACTGAGGGTGACGAGATACGAGTTGGGGCATTAGCAACAGCAAATGATGGAGTCCCTTTGAAGTATGCGAAGTGGCTTGAGTTTGGGACCAAGAAATTAAAGCCAAGACCATGGCTTCAACCTGCTGTTGATAAAGTGCTACCTAAAATGAAAAAAGAAGCGAACAATTTGATTGATAAAATAATCGGAAACATATGAAACTTTCACCTATCGTCATAAAGCTTAGATCAGCCAGCACTCGGTTTGAGAATCGAATTGCTGGAGCGGCAGAATTGGAACTGGCTATGAACCATACCTTGAAAAAGGATATGGCATTCGTCATCCAACTGGATGAGTCAGTTCCTGCTAATAATTATGACAATACGATCAATCAAAAGATCACTGAAAGATTTGCGGTCATTGTGGCATTGACTAATGCTAGTTCAGACAAGGAAAGAACAGGAGTTATATCTCATGATATGATCCACGATGTCCGGGCAGAGATTTGGAGTGGGATATTGGGGTGGGATAATCCAGCTCATAATTCAGAAGGGATCATATCATATGCTGGTGGCAAACTGTTGGATATTTCTCGTGCCTATTTGTGGTACCAATTTGAGTTCCTTGCTCCTATCCGAATTGATGATGATGATGGTGTAGATAATGGGGTGTCTGAATTACCAGATTTCTTGGAAATCTATTCTCAATGGGAGCAGTCCCCAAGCAAGAATTTACCGATCATGGAAGGGTTGGATGTTAAGCTTTTTGATCCAGATATGACCAGCATTGTGGATCTTACCGTCAATGCTGATGATGGTGCTTACAATCGTGGCTTTGGTGGCGGTTTTTATCAATGGAAAGGATAAGATATGAAACAAGCGTTTTTGGTCCCGTTGAAGGGATTGTTAGTGAGAGATCCGGTTTCAAAAACTCCTCTTGTAGCTGAAGGAGAGATGAAGCCCATGAGCGGATCTTCGGGAACCTATTGGAAAAGAAGGATCATGGATGGTTCAGTTGTCGTTGGAGGGAGTTCAGCCGCACCCGTGAAGCAAGCGCCATTGGATTCTGATAACAAAAATAAATCTC